TCGGCGGCGCGCGAGATCGCGCTGGCATTTGGCGTTCCGCCCATGCTGCTGGGGATCCCCGGGGATGCAACCTATGCCAACTACGCCGAGGCGCACCGGGCCTTCTATCGGCTGACCGTTCTGCCGCTGGCGACGCGGGTTTCCGCGTCAGTGGCCTGGTGGCTCTCTGAGCATATGGGCACCGAGGTCGATCTGCGTCCCGATCCCGACCGAATTCCGGCCCTGGCAGAAGAGCGGGATCAGCAATGGGCCCGGATCGGCGGGGCGAGTTTTCTCAGCGATGCCGAAAAGCGGGCGCTGCTGGGGCTGCCTCCGCTGACCGATGGGTGAGCCGATGGAAGGATCGCGTTTCATCGAGGCGGGCTTGTGGCGCGACCAGCGATTTGAGGCGCAGGAGCGGATCATGGCGCTGCAATTCGGCACCGTCGAGAAGCGGCTGGAGCGCATCGAGGCGCTGATGGAGGGCCTGGAGCGGCGGCTGTGGATGACGGTTTACGGCGTCGTCGCCGTCATCCTGACCCAGGCCATTCAGGGAATAATCGACTACGTGCCCAAAGGAGGCTGAGGGATGGTTCCGGGACTTGAGGTGAAATTCGCGGGCGGGGCTCCGGTCCTGAGCGAAGGCCATGTAATCGAAGGCTATGCCAGCCTTTTCGGGATGACGGATCAGGGCGGCGACGCGGTTCTTCCGGGCGCCTTCGCGGCCTCGCTGAAGAAGCTGGCGGGCAAGGGCGACAAGGTTCGGATGCTGTGGCAGCACGATCCGACACGGCCCATCGGTGTCTGGGACGAGATCCGCGAGGATCAGACAGGGCTGTGGGTCAAGGGTCGCCTGCTGCGCGAGGTCGCGCAGGCCCGCGAAGCGGCGGCGCTGATTCAGGCCGGTGCGATCGATGGCCTGTCCATCGGCTATCGCACGATCCGCGCCGAGCGCGATCAGAAAGGGCGCCGCGCCCTGGCCGAGGTCGAATTGTGGGAAGTGTCGCTGGTGACCTTTCCGATGCTGCCCGAGGCCAAGGTCGGCCGCAAGGAAACGGACGATCTGCGCGAGATCGCGGCGCTGTTTTCGGCGGCCGTCGAGGCGCTGCGGGCAGACTGAAATCCGGGGTCGCGCCGCATCGGCGCGGCCGCGGCAAGATGCGCCGGGACGCATCATTCGGGTTCGGGTCGTTCCTGACCCGGCAGCAGGGGCGGATCGGCCCCGATCATCGCGATGAGGAGAAGATTATGACCGAGGTGAAGGCCGCGGGCGGCGGTGACGCGTCCGCCGATCTGAAAGGGGCCATGACAGGGTTCGTGAGCGAACTCAGAGGGTTCCGAGACGACATTCAGAAGAAGCTCAATGCACAGGAAGAGCGTATGAACATGCTTGATCGCAAGACCGCCATTCGGGGCCGCGCGCCTCTTTCGACCGTGGCCGAGACCGAGGTTCCGCATCAGAAGGCATTCAACGCCTATCTGCGCAGCGGCGATGACGACGGTCTGCGCGGCCTTGCGGTCGAGGAAAAGGGGCTGAGCGTGGCCAGCGACGGTGGTTTCCTGGCGGCCCCCCAGGTCGCCGACAGCGTGCAATCGGTGCTCTCCACCGGTGCGTCGCTGCGCAAGCTGGCCAATGTCGTGACCGTCGAATCCTCGGCCTACGAGGTTCTGGTGGACAAGGGTGACATGGGTGCGGGCTGGGCCGACGAGGCCGAGCCGGTCGAGTCCGGCGCCGGCGGTGTCGAACGGATCTCGATCCCGGTTCACGAATTGTCGGCGATGCCGAAGGCCAGTCAGCGCCTGCTGGACGATGCCGCCTTCGACGTCGAGGCATGGCTGGCCGAGCGGATCGCCGACAAGTTCGCGCGTTCGGAAGCAGCAGCCTTCATTTCGGGCGATGGTGTATCGAAGCCGAAGGGCATTCTGGCCTATCCGACGGCGCCGAACGACAGCGCCGGCGCGGGCGAGATCGGCGTTATCGGCACGGGCGCGATCGGCGAGTTCAACTCGGCCGCGCCGGCCGATCCGCTGATCGACCTGATCTATGCCCTGCCTGCGGAATATCGCGCCAATGCCAGCTTCGTGATGAATTCGAAGACGGCAGCGCAGGTTCGCAAGATGAAGGATGCCGATGGGCGCTTTCTGTGGAGCGACGCCCTGGCTGCCGGTCAGGTGCCGCAGCTTCTGGGCTATCCGGTTCTGATCAGCGAGGACATGCCGGATATCGGTTTTGACGCCCTGGCCATCGCCTTCGGCGATTTCCATGCCGCCTACACCATTGTCGAGCGTCCCGACCTGCGCGTGTTGCGCGATCCGTTCAGCGCCAAGCCGCATGTTCTGTTCTATGCGACCAAGCGCGTCGGCGGCGGCGTCACCGACTTCCGCGCGGTCAAGTTCCTGCAGTTCGCCTGATCCTTCGGGGTCGGGCGAGGGAAGGGGCCGCGCGCGGGTCGCGCGCCGGTCATGCTGGCTTTGCAACTGTCCGCGCGTGCTGATGGCTGGCGCGCGGGCGCGGTCCTTTCCCGCCTGAAGCAATGGCGGGGCCCATGGTCGGGCCCCGCCTCGGTGGAACGAATGGCGGACGGCAGGACGGGAGGTTCGCAAGATGATGCTGATTGAGGAAACGGCGCCCGCGGCGGAGGCGCTGCCTGTCGCCTCCTTGCGCGAGCATTTGCGCCTCGGCTCGGGTTTCGAGATTGCCGAGGATAATGCGGAAACGGCGGCGCTGACGGGCTATCTGCGCGCCGCGATCGCCGCGATCGAGGCGCGCACGGGCAAGGTCCTGCTGACGCGGCGTTTTCGGATGCAACTGGACGATTGGCGCGACCGGCTGGGACAGACGCTGCCGCTGGCGCCCGTGGTCACGGTCGACAGGATCGAGATCGATGACGGGGCCGGCACGGTAACGACGCTGCAACCCGACGGCTGGCGGCTGCTGCCCGACATGCAGCGCCCGACCATTCTGCCGGCGGGTGTCATTCTGCCCAACGTGCCGCGCCGGGGCTTTCTGACGATTACCTTCACGGCAGGGTTCGGCGATACTTGGGCTTCGGTGCCGGCCGATCTGTCGCAGGCGGTTCTGATGCTGGCCACGCGATATTACGAGGATCGCAGCTTCGAGGGATCGGCGAATGCGATGCCCTTCGGGGTCAGCGCACTGATCGAACGCTGGCGCCAGATCCGCACCCTGGCGGGGCGCGGTCAGCGCGAGGTGCGTTGATGGGCGCGCCGAGGCTGAACGTGCGCCTGGCGCTGGAAGCGCCAGAGCGTCAGAGCGACGGGCTGGGCGGTTATCGCGTGGTCTGGCGGCAACTGGGATTTCTGTGGGCCGAACTGGATTCGGGTTCGGGGCGGCGGCGGTCGGCAGAGGTGGGCGCGGAAAGCGTCGTATCCTGGAAGATCACGGTGCGGTCTGCGGCGACGGGCGATCCAAGGCGGCCGGCACCCGGACAGAGATTGCGGCTGGATCGCCGGTTCTTCCGGATCGATGCGGTCGCCGAGCGGGACCGTGACGGCCTGTGGCTGACATGTTTTGCGCGCGAGGAGGATCAGGCATGAGTTATGCGGCTTCCGTCGCCCTTCAGGGCGCAGTCTATCAGCGACTGCGGGCCGACGCAGTGTTGTCCGAACTGGTCGGAGACGCGATTTATGACGCGATGCCGGTCGATGCGCCCAGCGGGGTCTTCGTCTCGCTGGGTCCCGAAGAGGTGCGCGATGCCGGCGATTTCGATCGCGCCGGATCCCAGCACGATTTCATCGTCTCGGTTCTGTCGGGCACGGATGAAAGCGCGGGATTCGCCGCCGTGAAAACGGCTGCCGTTGCTGTCGCGGAGGCTTTGGAACGTGCCGAACTGACGCTGGATCGCGGCGATCTGGCCGGAATGTGGTTCCTGCGCGCCAAGGCGCGGCGGGTGGAAAATGGTGCGGCGCGGCGGGTCGATCTGACCTTCCGTGCCCGCATCGATCTGGACTGAGGAGAAAACCCATGGCGGTACAGAACGGACGCGACCTGCTGATCAAGATGGACATGACGGGCGATGGCTCTTTCGAGACGGTGGCCGGACTGCGGGCCTCGCGCCTGTCGTTCAACGCCGAGACGGTGGATGTGACCACGATCGAAAGCGAAGGCGGCTGGCGCGAATTGCTGGGTGGGGCGGGAATGCGCAGCGCCTCGATCTCGGGGTCGGGAGTGTTTCGCGATGCCGATACGGACGGTCGTGCGCGGCAGATCTTTTTCGACGGCGAGGTTCCGCGCTTTCAGGTCGTCATCCCGGATTTCGGCACGGTCGAGGGGCCTTTCCAGATCTCCGCGTTGGAATACGCGGGTAGCTACAACGGGGAGGCGACCTACGAGATGACGATGGCGTCGGCGGGCGCGCTGAGCTTCGTGGCCCTGTGATGGTGAACCCGATGCGGGGCGAGGTCAAGGTGGTTCTGGACGGCCGCGCGCATGTCGCACGGCTGACCCTGGGAGCCTTGGCAGAGCTGGAACATCAGTTGGGCGCGGCCTCGTTGATGGATCTTGCCGGGCGGTTCGAGGCCGGGCGCTTCAGCAGCCGCGATGTGTTGGCCGTGCTTGTCGCCGGCCTGCGCGGCGGAGGTTGGCAGGGTCGCGCCGAAGACCTGCTGTCGGTCGAGATCGATGGCGGCCCGGTGGGGGCCGGCCGCGCGGCGGCAGAATTGCTGGCGCGGGCTTTTCGGATCGCGGCATGAGCGAGGCCGACAAGGGACTGGATTGGCCGGGACTGATGCGCGCCGGCCTGCATGGGCTGGGCCTGAGGCCGGACCAGTTCTGGACGCTGACCCCGGCGGAGCTGGCGCTGATGCTGGGCATCGAAGCAGGCCGCCCTGCAATGACGCGGGGCAGACTGGCCGAACTGGCGGCGCGATATCCCGACCGGGACGCGGCGCCTGATGACGGGAATGCATGATCGGGGATCAGAGGATGGCGAACAAGGATGGTTTCGGGTCCGGTCTGGACCAGCTTGACGAGAATATGGGACAGACGAGCCGGATGACGGCCGAGTTCGAGGCGGAATTGGCGCGGCTGCGTCAGTCGATGTCGTTCACGTCGCGCGAGGTCGGAACGCTGAGTTCCGGGATCGAAAGCGGATTGCGCCGCGCCTTCGACGGGTTGATCTTTGACGGCGACAAGTTGTCCGAGGCACTGAAGGGGATCGGGCGGACGATCGCAGATACCGTCTTCTCGATCGCGATGAAGCCGGTCGAGAGCGCATTGGCCGGATCGGTGGCGAACGGCATGGCCGGAATGGTATCGGGCGCAATGCCATTCGCCCAGGGCGGTGCATTCGTGCAGGGCAGGGTGATGCCCTTCGCCAAGGGCGGGGTCGTCTCGGAACCGACCCGGTTCCCGATGCGTGGCGCGACGGGACTGATGGGCGAAGCCGGCCCCGAGGCGATCATGCCGCTGCGACGCGGTGCCGATGGCAGACTGGGTGTCGCCGCAGGCGGAAGCGGCGGCAGGGCAGTGAACGTCACGGTCAATGTCACGACGCCGGATGTCGCCGGCTTCAAGCGCAGCCAATCGCAGATCGCGGCACAGCTTGGCCGCGCCCTGGCGCGCGGCGAACGAAATTCCTGAGCAGGAGGCGAGGATGGCATTTCACGAGGTGAGGTTTCCTGCAAGCCTGTCCTTCGGCTCGATCGGTGGACCAGAGCGCAGGACGGAAATCGTCGCGTTGTCCAGCGGATTTGAGGAACGCAATACACCTTGGGCCGACGCGCGCAGGCGCTATGATGCCGGAATGGGTTTGCGTTCGCTGGACGATCTGTCGGCGCTGGTCGCGTTCTTCGAGGCGAGGGCGGGGCAATTGCACGGCTTCCGCTGGAAGGATTGGTCGGACTACAAAAGCTGTCTGCCGTCACGCGATCCGGCCTTCGACGATCAGGAAATCGCCGTGGGTGACGGCGTCAGCGTGACCTTTCAACTGACCAAGGCCTATGCATCAGGGCCGGCCCGCTATCAGCGTCCCATCAACAAGCCGGTGAAAGACAGCGTCCGCGCCGGTGTGGGGGGAAGTGAACTGTTTCCGGACACGCATTTCACAGTAGATCATCAGACGGGCCAGATCACCTTCAGCGCCGCACCCGAACCCGGCGCGACGATCTCGGCGGGATATGAATTCGACGTCCCTGTCCGGTTTGATACCGATCGGATCGCGGTATCGGTTTCTTCCTTTCAGGCGGGCGAGATGCCGCAGATTCCGGTCGTGGAGGTTCGCGTATGACCAGCATCACCATCGCGCGTGCGTGGTTGATCCGACGCCGAGACGGCCTGCGAGTGGGCTTTACCGATCACGACCGCGATTTGTCATTCGATGGCCTGCGCTTTCGTCCCGACCATGGAATGACTGCACGCGCTTTGGTTCAGGCTTCGGGACTGTCGGTGGACAATTCCGAAGCAGAAGGAGCCCTGTCGGATGAGGCGATCACCGAAGGGGACATTCTGGCCGGACGCTGGGATGAAGCCGGTCTCAGCATGTGGGAGGTCGATTGGCGCGATGTCTCGAAGCGACGGCTGGTTTTTGCCGGCAGTCTGGGCGAGGTGTCGCGTTCGGGCGGGGCCTTCCGCGCCGAGTTGCGCGGCTTGGCAGA